ATGGAGCTGCTGAACAAGCTGCCGTGGCTGCACACTGTAGCTAACCCGATGGTGTGTCCACCTAAGCCGTGGACTAATGCCCTAGATGGAGGATACTATACGAACGAGGCCAGCCGCCCGCTGGTGATCACATCGGCCCGTCCCGCAGTACGTCGCCAAGTGTACGAGAGCATAGCTGAGAGTCCACGTCTGCTGAATGTGGTGAACTACCTACAGTCTACGCCATTCCACATGGAGCCGACTGCGGTAGATTGCATGGTGCATCTGTGGGAGTTGGGGCAGGAAGTTCTCGGTATGCCGCGCAGGCATGAGCATCCTAAACCTGCCTTCCCACTCCCAGACGGGTTTGAGTTTCTCCAGGCCACCGAAGAGCAGGCTGCTATCTTCACGAACTGGAAGCGACAGATGGCCGAGTGGTACACATCAGACCTGCGCCGTAAAGGCTCCGTCATCGAAGCGGCTGGCCAAGTCAAGATTCTCCGCGAATTGCGCGACCGGGAAGTCTGGTTTCCGGTGTTCCTAGACTTCCGGCAACGGATGTACTACTCCGGCTCCCCGAATCCTCAAGGGACTGACGGGACCCGCTCGGTGCTACACTTCGCAGAGAAGAAGGCACTTGGTAGTCGCGGCGTGTTCTGGTTGAAGGTGCATATTGCGAACTGCTTCGGCTTTGATAAGGCCGACTTCCCAGAGCGGGTCGCTTGGGTAGATGAGCGATGGGATACGCTGGCCGCTGACGCAGTGGCCCCGGAAGACTCAGACCTGTACCGCGCTGCAGATGCACCGCTGAGTGCGCTTGCTGCTGTGCGCGAGTTGGCCGCTGCTTATGCTAGTGGCGATCCTAAGACGTATCGCACGGGGCTACCAATCCACATGGATGCGACCTGTTCAGGATTGCAGCACTTCTCGGCAATTCTACGAGACCCGGTTGGTGCCAAGTACACAAACCTGCTGGACTGCACTGGAAGCAAGGCTGACATCTACACCCGCGTAGGAGAGGTAGCGCAGGCGCAGTTCCGTAAGGACGCAGCGAATCCGCTGCACAAGTACCAACTGTGTGCGCAGCTATGGCTAGACCTGGATATGCCCCGCAGCATGGTAAAGAAGCCTGTGATGACCTACGTATACGGTGCGACGAAGCGTAACGTAGCTCTGGACATCGCATCGCAGTTAGATGATACTGGCTTTCGGCACGAGGCTGCGTCTGTTATCGCGATGGCTAACTACGCGGCTGACGTGATCTTCTCAAGCATCGAGGCCACTGTACCTGCGGCGGCAGCGTGTATGCGCTGGTTGCGTGAGCGGGCCAGGGCGCACGGCACATCGCATACCCTGACGTGGAAGACGCGCTTCGGCCTGCTGGTCGGTATGGATTCCAGAAAGCAGGTGGAGAAGCGGGTTCCGATCCGCAGCCTCGGCCTGAGCAAGGTTGTGGTCCGGGATACCTCAGACGAGCTGAATCCTCGCCGCACGCAGAACAGCATCAGCCCTAACTTGATTCACAGCCTCGACGCAACACACCTCAGTATGGTGGCTGAGCGTATGCAGGCAGACGGTTTGAGTATGGTTTGTATCCACGACAGCTTTGGGACACACCCAAGCGATGTAGATCGTATGCATCAGCATATCCGGGAAGCGTTCGTGGACCTGTACGCGGAGTATGACCCACTCGCAGAGCTTCTGCGGGATTTGGGGCAGGATGTGGAGACCCCACTACGAGGAGATTTCAACATCCGAGAAGTGCTCAGTAGCCGGTTCTTTTTCTGCTGAGCTATAAAGTGACATATACTAGGAGAGACCATGAGTCAGAATATCCAGGATGCACCCAGCTTCTCACAGCAGCAGTATGACTGGTTGGCTAAAGCCTTCCCTGCTATAGAGGTAACTCCAAAGACACCCCCAGCAGACATCATGTATAACGCTGGTGAGCAGAATGTTCTCAGGAGTATTAAGAGGAGAGTGGTAGGATGGCGGGAGCAGAGAGTGAGTTAGTCTGTAAAACAACCTACTATGCGGCGGGAGAGGAATCCCCCGATATGCTTACTCTAGCCACTGCTGCATGGTATGAGTTACCAGAGTTGCAGCTAACCTCGAAGAACGCCTTTGTACAGAGAGCTGAGGAAAGCATATTCAGATGCCCTCGGGTAGAGATAGTGTACTACCCGAGAGGCTCGGATGTCCCTGTAGGGGGTTGTGTAGTAGTTGAGGAGGAGGACCCACACATCGGGCGATGCATGTCGTTGATGTGGCAGTACGTTCTCCCGGAGTATCGTAACTATGGCCTCGCAGGCCAGTACATACGCAGTGTACGAAGACTGGCCCGCGAAGAAGGTTTGCCTTATGCGTACTCCCATCGCTCTGGTAACTTTCAGTACACTGTGAGATATCGGAGGTAACTATGAGTAAAACGGTAAGTAAGATTGTCAAAGCCACTGGCGTTAGTAAGCTGGTGGGTAGTTTAGGGGAAGCGCTCACAGGTGGCGGTAGCCAAACGGATAAGCAGATGAGTGCTGTGCTGCGCCAGCAAGAGACTGCGCGTAAGAACGCACAGGCAGACCTCACCCTGGATAACGTTACGCAGGTAGAGGCCGGGGGCACAGCTGAGCAGCTCGTGAATCCCGGCACACGTCGCCGCCGCACATCCGGCCAGAGCTTGTCGAGTTCGCTGGGCATCAACGTCTGAGGTGTTTATGCAAGAGCACATTGCGGGAGAGTGGCAGCGTTACCGCGACCACGCCGCTGTTGAGCGTGCAGAGCACTACGCCAGATTCACAATCCCATCTCTGATGGTAGACCCGCTGGAAAGCTCAGGATCGGCCACTACAGTTGCGGCAGTCAAGCATGACTTCCAAAGCCTCGGCTCGCTGCTGGTTAATAACCTTGCGGCGAAAGTATCACTGGCGCTGTTCCCCTCGGGTATGCCAAACTTCAAGATTGAGCAATCAGAGGCGTTGCAGGAACTGGCCAAGAGGGAAGGTGCGAGTGAGAGCGATTTGAAGACTGCTCTGGCAACGATGGAGCGGAACTCTTCCCGGCGTATCTTCCTGAACGGTGGGCAGCATAAGTTGGTCCGTGCGAGCAAGCTGCTGATTACCACAGGCGACTGCCTGATCTACCGAGACCCCAAGGCTTTCCGCTTTACAGTCTGGAGCAGGCAGAGTTATGCAGTTCGCCGCAAGTCCTCGGGCGAGCTGCGTTGCGTTATCCTGAAACAGCGGATGCCGTTCGATGAGTTGGATCAAGTTCACCAGGATAAAATCCAACAGCAGAAGGGTGCGCAGTACGGACGCAAGGTTGAGATTGAATTGTTCACCAAGGTTGACTACATGCGTCCCGGTGTGGTAGAGGTCATAGAGGAGTCCTGCGGCGTTGAACTCCAACGCACACAGTACCCAGAGCACCTGTGTCCGTACATCCTGCCAGTATGGAGCTTGGCCGATGGTGAGCACTACGGTCGCGGCTTGGTAGAGGAGTACGCGGGAGACTTCGCCCGCCTCAGTCTCGTCACAGAGGCGCTTGGGCTGTACGAGTTGAATGCCCTGGAACTCTTGAACATCGTAGACGAGTCCGCAGGCGGTGTGATCGACGACTACCAGGATGCCGAGATTGGCGACTATGTACCTGGGAAGGTTGGTGCGATCACAGCGTATGAGCGTGGGGACTACAATAAGATTCAAGCGATCAACGCATCCCTCGCCCCGCTGACCCAACGTCTTACCCAGGCATTCATGTACACTGGGATGATGCGTGATGCTGAGCGGGTCACGGCAGAGGAAGTCCGTATGGTTGCCGAGGAGGCAGAGGCCACTCTGGGCGGCGTGTACTCCCTGCTGTCGGAGAGTATGCAAGTACCTCTGGCATACTTGACTATGGCGGAGTACGCTGCGAGCCAGACGAACGCGAGTCTTCTGCGAGGCATCATCAACAAAGACGTGTACCCAGCGATCATCACCGGAATCCCGGCTATGACGAGAGCAGCGGAGGTTACTGCGCTTCGGCTCGTAGCTGCCGACATCGCTACAATCCTCCCAGCATTGGTGCAGGCGTCGAATCAAATCGACCCAGCGAAAGTGGTTGAGATTATTGCGAATGCCCGTGGGGTAGACATCTCCAGCATCAGCAAGTCCGCAGAGGTACTCGCACAAGAGGCACAGGCCCGCGCCGCCGCTGCCGCAACACAACAGATGGCAGGTGCTGCTGCAGCGGGTGCTGCGGCTTCTGATCTGCAGAGTAATATGGAGTAAGTATGTCAGGCGAAACTGTAATCGCACCGAGCGTGCCGCAAGCCCCAGCACCTGTACCAGCCCAGCAGCCTGCTGCACCGCAGCAAGAGCCGCAAACTGTACAAGTGCCGAACCAGCAACAAGTTCCTCCGGGCCTGCCTCAGCCGGGTACTAACCCGATGCTGAGTCGTGTAAGTCAGGAACCTCCGAAACCGGAACCACCTGTCCCAGCACCGCAGCCGCAAGCCCCTGAGCCTCCGAAGCCTCAGCCGCATACGAATGCGCTGGTGCAAGAGCTGGCTGGCTCGTTGGCGAATGACCCTCAAGCCAAGCTGAGTATTGGCTACGTTGAAGCCATCTGCAGTAAGGCTGAGGTAGACCTGCAGCGAGCCTTCGGTAAAGCAGCGGAGCACAGCGACGTGCGCTTCGTTGATACGGAGTACCTCAAGGAGAAACTGGGCGCGGATGCAGACGCAGTTCTGCAACAGGTGACCGGACTGTTTGAGTACAGTGCCGCGAAGTACGAGCAGAGTATGCAAACGCTGTACACCGCTGTTGGCGGTCAAGCAGTTCTGGAGCAAGCTATCCAGGCATTCAACGAAGCGGCGTCTGACGACGAACGTGCAGAGATTGCCCTGATGCTGGACTCCGGGAACACCAGTCTGATGACACGGGCAGCTCAACGTATTGTTGATAGTGCTCGCGCCGCCGGTAAGGTGTACGCCCCAGGCAACCACATTAACGGACAGCCGTCCGCGACTCGTGGACTGTCGAAGGCTGAGTACCAAGAGAAGCTGCGGGACCCGCGCCTCACCGAGGAGCAGTACGTGGAGCTTCGTAAGCAACGTGAACTTGGCCGTCGCCAAGGCATCTGATATAAGGAAACACTATGCCCTTTCTGACTGATCTGACTCGTCCTCAATGGGGTGGTGCTAACTCTGACGTGGACATCCACATCGAAGAGCACCTCGGCATCGTTGATGGCGTCTTTGAAACCAGCTCCAAGCTGGCTCCGTACACCAACATTCGTACCCTGCGCGGCACAAACACTGCCCGCATTGACCGCATCGGTAACGTGGATGTGTCCGGTCGCAAGTCCGGCGAAGACCTCGTGATCAGCCAAGTCCGCAGTGATAAGGCGATCCTGACTGTGGACACCCTGCTGTACACCCGGCACCAGTTCGACAACTTCGACGAGTGGACCTCCAGCATCGACATCCGTAAGGAAGTAGGCCGTGCTGACGGTATCGCTCTGGCGAAGCAATTCGACGTGGCCTGCCTGACCCAGGCAATGAAGTGTGCAGACTTCGAAGCGCCCACCCACCTCGCGGGTGCGTTCTACGATGGTATTGAAGAAACTGTCACCATCTCCGGCCTCCCGGCCAACGGTGAGGCAGATGCCGACCTGCTGGTTCGCGCACACCGCGCCAGCATCGAGGAGCTGATCAACCGAGACCTGGGTGACGCCGTAATGGCCGAGGGTGTAACCTTCGTGTCGCCGTGGGTGTTCACTATCCTGCTGGACCACAAGAAGCTGCAGAACGTAGAGTTCCAGGGCGGCGGAGTGGGTGTTGGCAACAACTTCGCTGCAGGTCGTATCGCAGTCCTGAACGGTATTCGTATCGTCGAGACCCCGCGTATCCCGCAGGCCGCTGTTACCAGCTCTCCGCTTGGCTCCGAGTTCCACCTTACCGCTGCGCAAGTTCTGCGCCAGATGATCACCATCATCCCGAGCATGAGCCTGTACGCTGCACAGGTGCATCCGCTGGACGGTAAATACTGGGAATGGGAGGAGAAGTTCTCCTGGGTCCTGGATACCTTCCAGTCGTACAATATCGGCCAGCGCCGCCCGGATTCCGTGGCAACTGTTGCGATCACTCGCACCCTGACCTGATTAGGGTGGGCGACCTCCGGGTCGCCCTCTCTTTTAAGCGTCTTCATGCAGGGCATTTACAAGAGAGGGCCTTATGCCAGACTATCCCCTAGATACACAGCTGGATGCTGTGAACACCATCCTCCGCCAACTGGGGGAGCCTCCCATCGTTTCTCTGGATGACCAGTACCCTACGTTGGACTTGATCCTTCCTGCACTTAGCGAAGCCAGACAGGCTCTGCTAGACGACCGTTGGTGGTTCAACTGGTTCAGCGACGTGACATTGACTCCCGACCTGGACGGTCGTGTATTTGTCTCAAGCGACACCCTCGCCTTTTTCCCAGACGACCCTACCCGCTTCATCTGGGCTGGCGACCGTATTCGGCTCCGTGACGGGTCTGACATTATAGGGCAGTCGGTGAAAGGTACGCGCACAGTAGACTTGTCTTTTGAGCAACTTCCGATTCCGGCGCGAAGGGCTATCACGTACCGCGCAGCTATCTCAGTGTACGGCTCAGACGTTGGGCAGGACACAGTGTACCAGACGCTGTTGGGATATTACAACGACGCTTACGGGGAGCTTACAAATATGCATACACGGCAGCGCCGGTTCAGTACCCGCAACCGTAAGCGCAGCCAACGCTGGCTGGCGTACCTGATCAGCTGAGGTTACTATGTACTACGAAAGCAGCCATAAGCAACTCCTGTTCGGCGTGAGTCAACAGGACTTCAAAGATCGCCTCCCTGGGCAGGTGGAGGAGCAGATCAATATGACCTCCGACCTGACCTTCAATTTGCGGCGGCGAGCACCTCTGCGATTCCTGAGCTTTCTGGGTATCAGCACACCTTCGCAGCATCTTGGCCGATACGAGACCACGGTAACGAACGCCAGGGTGGTGTTTTTGTGGGACACAGACGCCGGTAGTATTCGTGTGCTTACTGAAAGTGGTACTGTCCTGGCTACCTTTACGGACACGTATTTTCAAGCCAGTAATGCAAACGCACTGAGACTCACAACCCTTGGGGATGAGGTTTACGTAGCAAACACCGAGGTGCAGCCCACGGCCAGTATCGCTGCAGAGCAAGCCGGATACCCAGACCCCACCAAGGCTGGGTATTTGTTTGTCACCGCTGGGCAGTTCTCCAAGACGTTCACCCTGGCTATTACTAACCAGACCACAGGGGTGACGACTAGCGTTTCTTTCACCACTCCGGACGGCAGTTCCGCAGACCATGCTGCACAAGCTACTCCAGAGTACATCGTGGACAAGCTCGCGGACGCGGCAGAGGCGGATGCACTGATCGGCACAGCCGCAGGCTTTACATACTACCGCACTGGCGGATACTTGTACATTACCTCAGATGACGATGCGTTCGCCACCAGTTCCGACTCCGGTACAAACTACATCCGCACATCCAACTTTGGTAAAGTGCGAGAACTTTCCGACTTGCCTGCCAGGTTGGCTGACGAAGCTGACGGGCTGATTATGGGCGTGGGCACCACTAGGACACCCACGTATTACCGCTGGGACAATGCAGAACGTCGCTGGGTAGAGGACGCCGGTTACGGGTTCTTGACACAGCTAGGCAATATGCCCCGACGAATGCGCCGCGTTGATGGGACGTGGACGCTGGACTCCCCTGTATGGGAACGGCGGGCCGCAGGCGACGATGAGAGTAACGCCACCCCCAAGTTTATCGAAAAAGGTATCACTGGGCTTGCCGCCTTCCAAGGGCGGCTGGTAATTCTGGCAAACGACTACGTGAACATGAGCGCCTCAAACAACCCGCTCCGGTTCTACCGTAGTACGATCACAGGGCTGCAGTCCGACGATCCTATAGAAGTTGCCAGTACCGCAGCTCAAGCGGCTCCCTACACCTGGGCCACAGCATTCAACAAAGACTTGGTGCTTTGGGCAGACCGCTACCAGAGTGTGATCCCAGGAGTGAACGCTGTCACTCCGTCAAATGCCAACATCTCGGTAATGTCGCAGTACGAGGCACGTCTGGATGCGGTCCCTGTCACCACTGGGCGCAGCGTGTTCTTTAGCGCCCCACGCAGCGACGGGTATGATGGTCTATGGGAGGCCGTGCCGAGTCAGTACACAGACTCACAGCTAATCGCGGGGGATGTGACAAACCATATCCCCAGGTACATCAAAGGCACTACGCGGTTTATGACGGCATCCAGCACCTCAAACATTCTAGTGGCCGGATTCTCCGAGAACTTGAAAGAGCTGCTCGTGCATGAGTTTCTGTGGGCCGGTGCTGAGAAGGCACACCATGCTTGGCACAAGTGGGTGTTCCATTGGGACGTGGAGTCAGCTTGGTTTGTTGGTGATAAGATGTACTGCCTGCTTCGGGTAGGCACTGAGCTGGTGTATGCTCAGGTGGATTTACGGATCGGGGCTGGCGACTCCGCAGCTACCACTGGCCGGTTAGATTTGCAGGTGCAGATCACCACAGATTCTGCTGGCGAGTTCGTTGTAGATGAGCGCTTGGCAGATGCTTGGACCGAGGCCGTGGCCTTCAAGACCTCTGGTGAATACCCGTACATGCGGACCCTGGCACAGGAAGTTTCTCGGGCAGGTGGCCAAGTTACTTACCGGCTGCTCGGTGCTGCGGCTGGGGACACGTACACGGTAGGGCGGAGATTCCGCAGCCTGCTGGTCCCAACGTCCCCAACGGTCAGAGACCGCAACGACGTACCAATCACCACGGCGAAAGCGCTGCTGCACAAGTACATTGTGACGGTGCAGAACACCGGGGAGTTCACGTACAGTATCGGGGATCGCTACCGCCCACAGCGGGAGTACGTGACAAGTACACTCACCTTCGGCTCGCCAGAGCTTAGCGTAGGGCTACCTCAGGTCGCGAGCGGATACCAGTACATCCCAGCGCGATTGGATATGTACTCTTCCAGGCTGGAGCTAGCCACTGACGATGTGTACGACTTGAATATCACGAGTATTGAGTACGGCTACCGATACCACCAACGCAGCGGGAGGCGTGTGTAATGTTACCTGCATTAGCAATGATGTTTGCAGCAAATGCTGGCCAAAGCCTCCTAGGCGGGTTGGCGGAACGCGAGCAGATCAAGCAACAGAATAAGCTGATCAAGCAGCAGAACCGGACGAATACCATGGAGACGCTGTACTCTGTGAGCCTGTTAGACATTCAGGCCGCGCAGTCTCGTATGCAGGCTGCGCAGGACCTTAGCACCGCTGGGCGTATGGCCAAGGCCGCTACAGGTGACGTAGTTGCCCAAGCCGCTGCGGCGGGGGTTAAGGGGGCATCCGTGGATGCTGCGGCGGCAGATATTGACCGAGAGCTTGGTGAGGCGGAAGCTAGTATCGAACGCGCCGCGATTGATCAAGCCTTCAATACCAACGAGCAGCAACGGTCGATGTTGGCCCAGACTCGGGCTAACCTTGGCCGCTTGGCTGACGTTCCCAGCTTCGGTAATATCCTACTGCGCTCTGCCATCAGCGGTGCGTCTCAGGCTGGTCAGGCTTACGCTAGTAATTACTTCCAATTCGGCTCGTCAGGCGGTTCTAAGACGGCTACAATCAAACGCTAGGAGGCAGTATGCCCACACGTGAATACCGTGGCTTTGACCTCCCCACTGAGAGTGGTGGGGCTGGGATCAGTGTTCCTGGTCCTGTGCGGGCATCGGCCCAACAATCCAATCTTCAAACGAACGGCCTGTACGATGCTCTGCAGGGTGTGTTGCAGATCGGTAAGGTGGCGGCTGAGAAGTCTTTCGACAACGCCGTCCAGGAAGAGTACATCGAGGGTATGCGGCAACGCAGCCTGGGTACGGCTATTGAGGATATTGAGAGCAATGTGTTCACCGCCCCGTTCATCCGGGGCGGGTATGAGGCACAAGACTTCCGCATCCAACAGGCTGAGATGGCTAATGAGCTGAACCAGCTTATACAGGGGAATGGGCGCACCCTGCCCCCGGAGGAGTTCGCCAAGCTCCTAAGCGAACGTACCGGCCCATTGCTGGAAGGTCTGCGGGACAGTATGTCAACTCGGGACCGGGCTAGCGCTATCGCATCCCAGGCTCAGCTAGAACAGAGTATCCTGCGAAGTCAGGCTAGCGAACACGCGAAGTACGCTATCGAGCAAGCTGGCAAACGGGTGATCACTCAGGGCAACCAGATCAACGCAGAGCTGACTGCTGCCAGCAACGCAGGTGACGAAGAGGCCTACACTGAGGCTTCCGCAAGGATGGTGTTGTACTTCGACGACATCCTTAATGGGGACTCCATCCCGGAGCCTATGCGGGCGGATGTGGCTCGGGACTACCTACTGTCAGTTCTATCTAACGACAACGTTGGCATTGTTGAAGAGCTGCGTGATGCTGGGGCACTGGATAATATGTCCGCTGCCGACCGGGTAAAGATCGACACTGCTATTCGGGAGGCAAACTCCAGAACACTAGCTAGTCGGAGCATCGCTGCAGCAGAGTTCTCAGGCCAGATGTTTGCTAAGCTAGCAGCTGGAGAACTAACGAATCCTGTAGAGGTACGGGCGTGGCTGCAGGATGAGGTTGATGCACGGCGGATGACTGTGAACGAGATGGAGGCTGTCTGGAAGCAGTTCTACAAGACGCTATCTGACACCGACACAGTAAGTAACGTGTTCGCGTCACTTGACGCAGGGGACATTGGCGCTATCCACGCGGAAGGTTACACTACTGAGGAAGCCCTGCTGCTGCGAGACCAGGCGCTTGCCCAACGGGGTATGGGCCTGTCAGACCGAATTATCAGCGGTCTGCAGAGGGGCTTGCCCCTAGGTACAGTGCCACGTCAGTTCGGGCAGCAGATCGGCGCAGCTATTGCCGCCAGTGTCAGCTCCGACCAACTCAACCCAGACCAAGTTAGTCTGCTGACGAATGTGATGGCTGTTGTGAAACAGGTGGAGACTCGCCGTCCCGGTAGCGCTGCCCAGTTGGTACAGTCAATTCCAGAACAGCAGCGTAGCCTGTTTCAGTACGCTCTAGATGCAGCTGATCTAGGTATTGACCCTGCCACTGCAATGCGCACAGCTGCAGGTAACGCGGAAGAGTTCGCCAGTATGGAAGAGTTCCGTCGCAGGCAGCACACTGTGGAGTTCCAGAAGCTAATGACCGAGCGGGTGCAGGAGCTGTACGGAAACACCTTCTGGCGCAACATGGCCGGACGCTTGACCACTGGAGAGACATCCTCCCAAGACGTGTGGAACCAAGCTCAGCTGAGTATGCATGTGCAATCCGAGTTAAACCATCTCACCAAGGACCCCAACAACATCGGTATGTTCTACCGAGGTAACGAAGAGAGCCTACTGAAAGTAGCCGCTGCGAATGTGCAGGGTCGCACTATGGTGATTGGGTCTGGTGGCCGCTTTAGAGATGCTGCTGATACTCCGCGCACCGCCTTGGTACTACCTCGCGGGGTCAGTGTGCAAAGTGTGTTCGGCATATCGGACTCAGAGAGTATCGGACAGGAGCTTGCTAACCTGTACCCTCCAGCAGCAGATGGTTACACCAGTGCATTCAAGTACGACTCCGTACTCGGGTTAGTGAATCTGCAGATCGACGAGGATGGTAGAGTAGTTAACGGCGGCGGTAGGGGTACTCCAGTGGATGCTATGGCGGTTGGGGCCTCTGTACAGCGCCAGACCGATGAGCTTGTCCGAGCTAAGCAGGCAGGAAACTTCGGAGAGGTGCTGACCGTGGACGCCGGAGAAGATACTCCAGTTCGCATGGTGATTGACGGCGTGAACACGGCTGGAGTGGACCGGACTATGGTGCAGCAGTGGCGGAAGTCGTTGCTAGAAGCTGAGGGCCTACGACTGCAGGCTTACGCAGACCGTGATGGAGTTGCTGTCGGTGTTGGCAAGAACGTCACTGGTGAGATGGAGGTAGGAGAGCGTATCACTGTAGCCGTAGCAGAAGAACTGTTCCGGGAATCCTCGGACGAGGCATTGAACGCAGGTGTGCGTATCGGGCGTCGTCTAGGGGTGACTAATCCGCACGCGCAGCTAGCACTAGCGGGCGCTGCCTTCCAACTAGGTGAAGCGGGCCTGGGACAGTTCCGTGACACAGCGGCTGCAATTCAAGCTAAGGACTGGCCTGCATTTGAGGCAGCAGTTCGTGACTCCGCATGGTACGAGCAGACACCCGACCGGGCTAACCAGTTCATTACGCGGATGCGTCCGCACTTCTTAGGCACAGGGGTAAGAGGCTATGGCCGTTGATAAAACTTTGCCAGCAAACGTAGTTAGTGCTGTGGACCCAACCGCTCCGGTAGGGGCCGCGTTGACCGCTGGCGTGAATGACGTTGGTGCTATCCTGCAAGATGTGGTGCAGCCTGCAGCTGCTCAACGTGAGGCCGCACTGGCCTCGGACATTGAGGCAGAGGCACGTACCGCTGGCGAGGTTTTCGGCGCTGTAGTGCAGGAGTCGGAGTCGGCCTGGGTGGGTCGGCTCTTGGCCGAGCAGCTGGAAGAGCCTTTTAAGGACTACGATCCCAGCTTCGACCCGACGCAGCACATGGGGCGTATCCTGGACGAGTACGGTCTGGAGAACAATCGAGAAACTCAGCTGCAGCTCGCTAATGCGGGCACCCTTAACGAACTGCACTTCCGCGCTTCCGAGGCTGCAGATGCGCAGGAGCGTCAACGTATCCTTAGCCAGCACGGCGGCATGGCCTTGATCGGTATGCTAGACCCGCTCACGCTGCTTACAGACTACGCGACCTTCGGCACTACCAAGGCCCTGCGTCTGGGCCGATTGGCAACCGGCGTAGCTGTAGGTGCTGGGACAGTAGCCCCGCTGGCGGCAGCGGACGTGGCCGGTAAAGAAGTATCCAGCTTGGATTACCTGCTGAGCGCGGCTATTGGGGGTGGTATTGGGGCGTTGCTTGGCGGGAGTGCCCGACGAGTTGACGTATCTGGCACGCCTGGGGACATCTCTCCGGATGTGCCTACATGGGCTAATCCGAGCAAATTAGCCTCTACAGTGAATGAGTTCACCACAGAGGTAGACCTGCTCTGGTTGAATCAGGCTGCAGGTGCTACTGAGCGTGCTGAGCTGTTGAAGCAGCTTGTAGACGATCCAGTACGCCGCGCTGATCTGTTCGGCGCAGGCAACGCTGCTTCTAACCAGCGCCTAATGTTCAACGAGATGGACGGTTGGCGTAAGCAGTACGACGACCTGTTGGAGAAGACTCTAGCAGAGGATGGTTTCAGTTGGCTACAGCGCAAGTTCGACCGCACAGGGCGGTACATGGATGCCAGAGATAATCTGGAAGCTCAGGTTGCAGAGGAGCTGATCCGCCGAGACACGTACTGGAACAAGTACGGACAGTCGATACCGGGCGCAGTTCACGGGCGGGTGCAGCGGCTGGCAGATGTGTACGAGCAAATGTCTAACCGTATGGGCGAGATTGCGCGTGATGCTGGGCTTCGTGGCTTTGAGGAGTTCAAGCCTCGTCAAGGCTACTTTCACCGCAGCTGGAACGCTGCCGCAGTAACCAGCCGCTCTCGCAAAGAGGTGGTAGACCTTATCTCCGAAGCTGCTCGACGTGGTATGCCGGGGATAGACAACGAAGCCGCTCGTTTGATTGGAGGCGCGATCTACGACCGGGCACAGGCACGCTTGCGTAACGAAGGTATCGAGTTCTTCGGAACGCTCGGCAAGACAGACACTGAGATGCTACGTGCTATGCTCAAAGAGAGTGGCATCAGCGATGCTCGCGTGCAATCTATTATGGGCCGCGTAGAGCAGAACCTCGACGAAGCTGGGCAGGTTAAGTACGCTAAGGACCGTATCCCGCTGGATATGACTGTAGGCATCCGTAACGCGGATGGCAGCACCTTCCGAATGACGGATATGATTGACACTGATCTGGGCCGGTTGGCAGACAACTACGTCCAGGTGATGTCTGGTCGGAGTGCCTTGGCTAAGGCGGGTATCGGTGGAGATGATGCGAGTATCGAAGCCTTTAAGCGGCAGTATGCAGACACATTGAAAGGTCTGCCTGAACAGGCCCGCCGCGATCAGATGCTGGCTTTGGATGGGCTGCTGTCTGACTTCACAGGTCTTCGCCCGGAGGCTAACATCTTAGGGCAAGGTGCGCAGCGCTTGAAGAGCATAGCAGACGCCACTATGCTTAGCGCCTCGGGGCTATGGCAGGTTGCAGACTATGCAACTGTAGCACATCGCTACGGCGCAGTGCGCACCATGAGCGAGTTCCTGCGGACTTTCCCCGGTGTGCGCAAGGTGTTGCAAGACGCAGCAAAGGACCCAGACCTAGCCGATGAACTGCGCACTGTGTTGGGTGTGGACTTGGCCAGAGACGTGCGTATCCGTCCCTGGTTGCGCCAGCATGATGTGAACTTGTCGAGCCAGGATACCGCCTTCGATAGGCTGCTCCACGCAGGCAAGCAAGCTGTACCGTACCTGAACGCCATGAAGTTCGTTCATGCGCACCAGTCTCGGATGAATGCCAACCTTGCCCTGAATACGTTCGCAAGAGCATTCAAGGGTAGCGCTAAGGATTTGGAGCTGCTGCGTCAGTACGGTCTCACTGATGAAGTGTGGAGGCGAGTGCAGCGATCCCTAGATAAAGTGACATATACTAGGGGGAATGCGAAGCAGATGAACTGGGCCGCATGGCGTCGAGAGGATATCTCAGACGTTATGGACGTGGCTCTGCGCATAATGGATGATGCTGTGATCTTCTCCCGCAGTGGGCAGGGGATTGGGTCTCGCTTGCTGGGCCGCTCCGCAGTAGGTCAAGTGCTAGGCCAGTTCCGCGCATTCGTGGGCCTTGCGCACAACAAGCTGCTGCGTGGCACGCTGCACCAAGGCGGTATCGGTGCGCTGGCTACCTTGCTGGCTTTCCAGTATCCGCTCACATCTATGATGGTAGCGCTGAACGAGGCGCGTAAAGGTGATCTGGACCTATCCGAGGAAGGCTTGCAAAATATCCTGGCTAAAGGTATTGGGTACACCGCCGGACTGGGCCTTGCTGCTGACGCGGCGGGTATCATTGGATTGACTGGCGGGCGTGGCGGATTCTCTGTGCCGCTAACCGGCGTGCTGGATGCCGCACCTACCGCAGGGCGTGGTCTGGGTGGGCTTATGACTGGCGAGTTCCGTGAGGGAACCGCTGATTTGGTTAAGAGTGCGACTATGGTTGTTCCCGGAGTTTCGCTACTACCGGGCACCGCGCTGCTCATTGACGCTATTCGAGGAGATTGAGTATGGCACAGGTGCCTGCTACAGAAGTAACTTTGATTGGTGATGGCGTTACTACACAGTTCAATTTCACCTTCCCCTACCTAAAAGACACTGGTGTGTTTGCTGAGGTGGACGGCGTTGCTACGCCGTTCTCCTACGTTACAGCATCGACTATTGAGTTCGCGGAGGCCCCTGCTGACGGGGCTGAGGTTCGCATCTACCGGAACAGCCCAGGTGAGCAACTGCAGTACGAGTTCAACCTGGGAGCACCTTTTCTCCCAAGGTACGTCGATGCAAACAATCGCCAGCTGCTGTTCGTCATGCAGGAAGCTGTGAATGATACTCAAGGCATCGCGAATGAGGCGCTAACTGCTACTGCGACTTTCGATGCGCGGATGGATGTGTTGGAAGAAGTTTTCGACCCTGATGTGAACGCCCAATTGAAGTCCGACCTCTCCAACCCCACCGACCCTGCTAAGGGGGCGGCGATTTTGGGACGTGGGATTGTGGCGGTTGATAGTATCGCTGATTTGTTGGCTATTCCAGAGAGTGCGAGGCGGGAGGATTTGCGGTATCTGGTAAAATCTTTTTATTCCGATTTACCTATCGAACACGCTTTTTATCAGTATGACCCAACATATTCTAAGGTGAACCATAACGGCGGAACAATTTTAGATCCGTCTCATACTAGTGCACCCGGCCAATCAGGATGGTGGGAATCAACAGATACAGGCACTGGCTGCTTTGTGATGATGAATGCGGATGCATTGCCGCTTAATGTTTTATGGTTTGGCGCGAGAAACGATACAAACATGCTCGTACCAGAATATGACTCGTGGGGAGCATTTGACGCAGCACTTAGAACTACTTTTTGGGACCATGAAAATTCAAAGGTATTAATTAATTCCGTAAGGAAGATTCTGACTCCCACACGAATTAGCAATAGGTCATCAACAGGGACTGCCTTAGGTTTTTATGTGGGCAAAAGGGTTACGGATGAATCCGCTGGCTGGCCTCTGACGGCACAAGGGGTGGTTTGGACTAGCTATGACATAGCCCAAGCACAAACAAATCCTATCGGGCGCATGGTTATATTTGACGGAGGTGTACCTATTACCTTCCACAATAACCCAATAGGTGTGATGAAATCCCCCAACGATTACTTATATAGGTTTAAGTGGACAGTAGCGGGTGTATACAACATTTGTGTAAGTGGGTCGGGTAGTACTGATAATTATCCTGCGGTATTAACTAACCAGAAAATTGTAGGCGATCAATTTTTTGCTAGGGGTGTTGGGGGCAATAGCTATGCGTCATTAGAATCGGTTACTGTAGAGGGAGGGCGCGTACCCTACCAGATATACCCCGGTGTTGACGATAGAGTCCCAGGATGTTTTGTGATCGGCGTTATTGTGGATAATAGCGCAAAAGGTACTAATAGGAGTGTGGACGGCGGAGGGATTTATAGCAACTGCAACGCTAGCAAAATTACTAATATAAACGTCATGTATTGCATAGGTACGTCTCTGTTTTTATCCCGCAGCGATGATTCAACTGCTGATGCTAACGGATGCCACTTTGAATTTTCCAATAACACGACGGCAACAAGGGCAGCCATAGCTACCATCAACGGCGGCGGACAGAACAAATTTTACATCCAATGTGCTCAGACTAATTTTGCCGCTGTACATCTTACTGCAACAGCAGGGGTAAACACGACTAGGAACAACATAGAAGTCGGGTATGTAGGGGATTATGCGGATGGATCTACGCTAGCACCTCTTATGTTCATGGACGTATTGCAAACAGGCAGCGTTATATCTGAGAACGTCTTACGTTCGCTAGGCAATAACTTGCCGCAAGAGAACCCTAACGATCTATATGCTACCCCCATGGAGATACACCCGCTATCCCCCGCACTAAACGCCATTCTACGTACTAATTACGTAACGACAACCGAAAGTCAGGCAACGGGTTTGCTTGCAGAGGTTGTGTATGGCCTTGGGGTGGCAATACCCCTTCCTTTATTTAGAGACTATTCCTCTAATTTTCGTAACAAAGCAGGAGAGACGTTACCTAGCGGGGCCAAGAAGGTAACGTACACTTTGAGCGATTTTATTGGAAACGCGCCCGTTATTGAGGGAGTCTGGCTTGAGGTTGAAATATGGACACGGGGTACAACATCTGGTGCTGGGCTGGCCGTGTACACTAAGGTACTGTGTACTATATCAGGGGGCCAGCCTGTATTTGTTAATGTAGCGAAGAAAGAGAGTACATCCCCTGCAAGTTACGACATTGCTGTAGATGTGGTTGGTACTGAATTAGTTTTTTACTTAACGGCTCCGAACTCCTCTAACATTAGGATTAACCTGCTAGTTAAGAGAGCGATTGTTTAAACGCCGCTAACATTAAAGCCTCTAACCGGAGGCTTCTTTTATCTCTACTTAGAGTGATCTTTGGATGCAATACTACTCCCTGAGCTATAAAGACGGACTCAACCCACCAGGCAATCAGCGCATGTGGCGTATCAAAATAAGCTCGTCTGCGCGGAACGATCACGGTCTGCTAGAGCACGAAAAACTGCATGTTAGGCAGTGGTGGTATTGTGTGATTGGCACCATCGTCGCAGCCTCGACACTTGGTCATTTTGTGATTGCAGAGCTGTACGGCATCGGTCTCACCGCACCATGGGTGCAGCACGCCCTCTACCGAATCAAGGCCATCAGAATACAGATGGAACTTGCGTGCTATAAGGCCCAGCTCAGGTACGGATACCAGAATGGCCAGCCCTACTCATCCGCTGAGTTTGCAGTCCGTGCTATGGTGAGGCATGGAATGGAAGAAAGCGACGCGCAAAAAGCGCTGGAGAATGACAAATGACAACCAACGTCCCAGTGCTGCACAAGCAATGCTAAATGACACCACACTGAGCAGGTATTGCAATATGAGGATCGCAATGTCCGAGCCAACTGACGAAGAGACTTATGGCTGCTAAAAAAGACCGCCTTGAGGAGCTGCATGGGATACTGGCGGAGGTCATGCTGAATGAACTCCGCTGGTACATGAGCCAAGACCCACCGATCCCTGTCCCTGCTGCGGATAAGTCTGCGGTGGCTAAGTTCCTCAAGGATAATAACGTGACTGCGGACCCTATGGATGGGGACGCATTGGAGAAACTTCGGGCAGAGTTCCAGGCAGAGATGGAGGGGAGGCGCAAGACTGCGCCTCGCTCTGTCGTTGCTGCTAAAACAGACCTGGATGATCTGTACCCTGACATGAGGCATTAAGTATGAAAGTCGATGAACGCTATGAGCGTGCGAAGTTAATGCGGGACCTTTACCCGGAGTTCCGGGAGTTCTGCAAAGACGCTATGGCGTTCCTCGGCTTCGACACCACTTGGATGCAGGAAGATATTGCGGACTGGATGCAGTACGGTCCAGACAAGCAAATGACAGAGGCGCAGCGCGGTGAGGCCAAGAGCACCATTGCCTGCCTGTACGGTATCTGGTCCTTGATACAGGCACCCAGCTGCCGTGTACTCCTTATCTCCGGGGCGCAGGACAAGGCCGACGAGAACGGGATGCTGATGCACAGCTTGATCCACAAGTGGGATAAGCTGGAGTATCTGCGCCCTGATAAGTACGCGGGAGACCGAGTATCGACAGTTGAGTTCGATGTGCATTGGAGCCTGAAAGGTATTGACAAGTCCGCAAGTGTGAACTGTATTGGTATCACAGCATCCCTGCAGGGGCTACGTGCGGACGTTCTGATTCCTGACGACATCGAGACTACCAAGAATGGCCTGACTGCCCAGCAGCGGTCGCACTTGGAGCTGCTATCCAAAGAGTTCACCAGTATCTGCACGCACGGGCGCATTATGTACCTGGGCACCCCGCAGACCAAGGATAGCATCTATAACCGCCTCCCGCAGCGCGGCTTCGCTGTGCGTATCTGGCCTGGACGCTTCCCCACAGATAAGCAGCAGAAGGCTTACGGCGAGCATCTTGCGCCGAGTATCGTCGAGCGTATGGGTATGCTCGGGGACCGCTGCCGCACTGGCGGAGGATTGGACGGTAGCCGTGGATGGCCCACCGATCCGCATCGCTTCAATGAAGCAGACCTGTGCGACAAAGAGCTTGACCAAGGACCTGAGACCTTCGAGCTGCAGTTTATGCTGAACACGGCGTTGATGGATGCCTTGCGTCAGCAGCTGAAAATCCGCGACCTGATCGTAGGGGACTTCGCACCTACCTCTGTACCAGAGGTGCTGACTTGGGCAGCAGACCCCCGCTTGGCATGGCCAGTGCCGCCAGAGCTGGGCACCTTGAAGCCTGAGTTCTATCGCCCAGCTAGTATGTCCGAGGTGTTCCGACCTCTAACCGACATTGTGATGTGCGTAGACCCTGCCAGCGACGGTGGGGACGAACTGGCATTCGCAGTTGGCGGTGTGGTTGGTCCGTACCTGCACGTTCTAGCCTGGGGTGGCTTCCGAGGCGGCTTTGCTGATGCCAACCTGGAGAAGCTGGTTGATGTGGTTAAAGAGTTCAGCGTCAAGCGTGTAGTAGTGGAGAAGAATATGGGTGCTGGTGCGGTGACGCGACTTATCCAGAACTACTTCAACGGCCTTGACGAGCGTGGTAAGAAGCGTGTTGAGGGTGTTGGCATCACCGATGCAAACGCCACCGGGCAGAAAGAGCGTCGTATCATCGACACTATTCGTCCAATTCTGCAGCGGCACCGCTTGGTGTTGCACAAGCGGGCGCTTGATATGGACATCGAGCTACTACAGCAATACCCTATGGATCGGCGGCTGCAGTACAGCGGCCTGTTCCAGCTACAGAACATCACCACGGATCGCGGCTCACTGGCCAAGGATGACCGAGTAGATGTGCTGGAGCAACTCTGCCGCAGCCTCGTGGACCACCTTGCCGTTGACGAGGATAAAGCGAAGCGGCATCGTGAAAAGGAAGAAGCCCGCAAGTTCCTAGACGACCCTATGGGTTACGGGAAGCGCGGGGCGAAACCAAAGAGTAGCGTGAAGGCGCTGCGACGGAGAGTCCGATGACTAATTTTAATTACTGGCAAGAGAGCCTGAAAGGTGGTATTGCCTGGGGAGGGGTAGTGGCTTCGGCAATCACACTGAACCACGTAGTAGCTGTAGTGACCCTGGTGTACACCCTGGTCTTGCTGTGGAACGCGCTGCCGAAGGCTTACGAGACCTTCAAGTTCTGGCGGGAGAAGCGGAGGGCGGCTCGTGGGGATTAAGCAACGACTGTTGGCGGTGGGTGCTACGGCATTCATCGCTACTGCAGGTGCCTTCGTGGGCCTGCGGGAGGGTGAAGTCCGGTCTGTGTACCTAGATGCCGGCGGCGTCCCCACGTACTGCTTCGGCGGACTGAACCCACAGAAGGCCCAGTACACGGCCCAGGAGTGCGCTGTACAGCTCAGAGACGACATGGTAAGGCACTGGCAGGGCATCGAGTCTGCCGTGCCTGAGAACGCACCTGGGAGCGTCAAGGCAAGTATGCTCAGCCTCGCGTACAACGTGGGTGTGGCTGGGTTCCTGCACTGGAAGAACCCTGTGCTGCTGCCCCTATCTGAGGGCCGCTGGGAAGCCGCCTGTGCTGCGATTGTAGCGGACTGGAAGACCAGTAAGGGGGTTGCCAGGGGCTACCGCGCTACTGTGAATCTCGTGCCCCACAGGGGCCTTGAGAACAGGCGCTGGGCCGAGTACCAGCTTTGCGTGGAGGACCTGCGATGAACCGTGTTCTGGTAGGGGTAGTAGCTGCTTTGGTTCTGGCCCTGTCTGTGGCGCTGTACGGGCTGTGGGGCACGGCTGCTAAGGTAGGCAGTACCCTTGCCAGGGCTGAGGCTGCAGAGGCCCTCCTGGCGCAGGAGAAGGCCCGTACCGAGCGTACCCGAGACGCCTTGGCCCAGGCGCTTGAACTGGCTGGGAAGTCCCGGCAGGAGGTAGACCGTGGTATCCAAGAGAACCCTGATTGGGCTGGCGGTGCTGTGCCTGATCGGGTCATTGATGGGCTGTGCCAGTACGGTAACTGTACCAATTGAGCCTGCCCGGTGTGAGCACCCGAGTATCTTCGTGCGAGACAATGCTGGCTTGGCCAGGGCTGTCTCTGCGTACCAACTCGCGCTCGACACTTGTAACAGTCTGAACGGGTTCGCCCGAGGTGAATCTGGTTCGGACAACTGAAGTGCAACCCTGAAGTAAACCGTAGTACAAACGTAGTATAACTGAAGAAAGGAAGACTGATATGGCTATTGCAAGTGCAACCCGTGAAGAAGTAGAAGCCCTGCGCGACGAAGTGTACAAGCTCGCTGTGCTGGCTCAGAAGCACGCCCAAGGCGGCCATGAGCAACCGCAGAGCGCCGAGTACAACACCGCGTTCGATGCCCAGGTCACCGCGACCCTGGCCGCTGTGACTGCGGTGGATGCTGCTGGCGCGTAAGGTTTGACTGTGGCCTCCTGTGGGATTCTGTGGGAGGCTCTGTGGGTGGTGTGAGCTGGTGCGTGGGTGGTCTGTGCGTGGGTAGTGCGTGTGGCTTGGCGTGTTCTATAGGCGCTTAAATTTGGTGCGTCTATGCAAGCCGCCTTCCCACCCATCACCGCGCGACCTTCCCCCCTGCCGGGTGCTCTGGGCAGCCTGCGGTGTTCTCCGTGGGAAACTGGGCCTCTGCCGTAGGCAGGGTGCTGGGTCTGTGGCGGTGCGTCTCCCTCGCTGCTTCGATGGGTACAGTGTACACCATCCAGCGGGGCTGTCAACCCCGCATCTGCATTTTCTTCAGCGGTACAGTGTACCCAGCAGCTTGAGTACCGCGCGGCGGTATGCCTTGCCATGTGGTGTATTGTACATGCTGGCTTGCTGCTGTCAATCGGTGCGGTACTATGCTGTATCCTATGGGCATCCACCTTGCGGTGTGCACTCTGGTGCGGCTTGCCTATGCTTTGCCTACGCTGCCTATGGCGCCTTTGCCTGTGCGTATCCCTATACCTACCCCGCTGTCATCCTATGTGCATCCTATGCAGGTCCTATGGCTATCCTACCTGTACCCCACTGGACACACTACCCGCACCTTGCCAGCCTACCGGCTAGCGCGGTTCGCCACCGGCCAGCCCTAGCGGGCAGCCCTGCGGACTTCTCCTAGATTATGGCACTTTATAGCCACGGCCTGAAACAATGTGTTGACAGCCTACTAAAACCTATGTAAAGTGCGAACCATACCAGCACGGAACGCTGGGCACTGCGGTAGGATGACAATTTCCTACCAAAGGCTTGACAGGGTACTAGGTATCCTCTAAAGTGCAGCACATGGCAAGACGTTGTGAGCTACCAAGTCCGGGCGGGGTATAGGACGTAAAGCAAACCCATCTCACAATGTCGTCAAGTGATCCGGTCTAGGCTGGTAGCTTGACAAGCCAAGCAAGATCGGGCATCAGGTAACACAAGGCTAGCGCAGTACATACGTGTGCTAGCCTACGGACTGGGGAGCGATTAGCCGCCTTCTGGTACCCAGTCCGGACCTATAGATAAGAAGGCTTCAGCTTAGCCAACTGATTCAGGACAAATTAGGCTTGACAAGATGATGCGGTGTCGCTAGAATGGCACCATGCAAGACGGCAAACGGGCCGGACTGGCGGACCAAGGCGCAAGCTGGAAGTCCCAAGGCAAACTGTCCCGATAATGATCGGCACCTTGACAGGATGTCTCGGCTGGAGTGCAAAGGCTTTCGGGCTGGCGCATGGAAGGCAAGGTGAAGCAAGGCCCCGGCGTTATAGATGGGCTGGCAGGCTGAGACCCGCTGCCATAATAGAATCGGGTCGAGCGGTGCCATCCGTCCACGGTCGTGCAGTGGGGCATGGTGACAGTCTAGGGATTGTCGGGCAGGTTATGGCGAACTAACGCCAGCCTTGCGGGGTCCGGTCCCCAGTACCTAGACTGTCTGAGATGCTTCAAGTCAAGCGCGTTCAACGGAGTACGCTTGCCTGAATCATCTGATAGGAGTTACTGCCATGCAGACCCCCGCTGAAAAGCACAAGGCCCAAGCTAGCCGTTACGCCGGTATCGCTAAGCGTGCTGCGACCATCAAGGCGTTGGCTATTGAGAATACGCCCGAGGCTCGCAAAGCACGCAAGGCTATGAATACCCAGTACCATAGCGAAGGTCGGAGTACGCTGGGCACTGCTTGGCAGCCCAACGGAAGTAAAGCAGCACGCGGCAAAGACAAATCCGCTCGCATTAACAAAGCGCTGAAAGCGCGTAACCACTGAGGTAATACCATGAGCATTCAAATCATCAGCGGCGCTGCCGCTATCAACAAAGCAATTGACAGCATCAGCAATCGAGGCAAGCGCCTTGACCACGACATTCAGGTCGCTGGCCTGTCCTGTCTGGCTCACATCGAGCAGCACGGTGACGTGACTCTGTTCAACCGCTTGTTCCACGCTCTGCCGAAAGGCGCGCGGCGGAATGCGCTGGCGGCTTGGGGATGCGCCTTCGGTAAGCTCCAACTGAATCACGACAAGGCGACCAAGGGCGAGAAGCCTTTCCTGTTCAACCGAGATGCTAACACTGATATGGCTGGCGCTGAGGAACAGCAGTGGTACACGTTCAAGCCTGAGAAGGCACCGTCCGAGGAGTTCGACTTCGGCTCTGCACTGGCACTCTTGTGCCAAAAGGCTGCTCGCGCTCAGCAATCCGGCAAGACAATCAAAGGTATTGAGCTGCTGGAACAACTGCCCGAATCCGTCCGCGCAGTGGTGGCCGCATGAACAACATGAAAGCGCCTACCATGTGTACCGCCGAGAATCCGGCGGAGGCTCAGGCTATGCTTGCCTGTTTGATCGAGCAGCGCCTGTGCGACTACGGCGATATCATCGAATTGCAGGATGGGTCCGCAATTCTGGTCCCGCGTACCGTCAAGCCAGCCCAGCCGGGTACGCCTGAGTGTATGACCTGCCAATAAACCTAGTAGTATGCCGAGATGCGCATTCCGTAACCCTGAGTGCGCATCCGAGATACAACTGAGTAACCACGAACTGACCACGGCCAACGAGGAAACGGGTATGGCACGCAAACCTAGAGAACGGAGCTACCGCCAGCGCCTTGCGCTGTCCGTGTACGCCGCAGCACGTCCTGAGCAGTACCCTTACGGAGTTGATCGGTACGCTGGGGCCGTGGCTCACGCACTGAGGAACCAGCCATGAGCACAGCAAGCGAAGCATGGGCAAAGGTGGCCAACGTCGCAGGGAGTCTACAGTCGCACCGAAAACCATCCGCGACATCTGAGACCGTGGAAGTGTACCGCATTCAGGATGCGGCGGGTATAGGCCCGTACCGATCACACCTGCTCCCGCAATTCCACGCCTTTGATGAGGTCCGCCACCCTGCGCCGAGTGATGACAGCAAGCTGCGTGATGCCCTATTTCGCTGGGCGGATGGTGCAGAGTTCCCACCTTGGAATATACCTTGGAACCACGCATGGCGCTGTGGCTTCACCAGCGTCCAGATGCTCCGAGCATGGTTCTACGACGACGAGTGGCTGGAGATGTTCCGGTACAGTGGGTACAAGCTCATGCGGTACACAGTCCCAGCCGACAAGGTTCTGGTAGGGTACACGCAATGCGTGTTCGATCCTGCCGATCATCCTCGCGTCGAGTTGGATTGGTACGTTCTCTTTGAGGTGGAGTAATGCTATGAGTCATCAAGATAAAGAGTATGCAGCAAAAGTTCTACAGGCGCTGATAACAGTGCGCAGCAGCCCAAATCCGAAGTTTGGCATCTGTAATAATGTCCGAGCGCAGGCTGCGCTGCGTCAAGACCTTCGCGTGGATCGGTACTGGCGGCACACGTCGTGGGAAGCATTCGAGGCTTGGGAAGAGTTCTCCGGCTGTCCTGTGCACCCTGTCCCATCGTACTGTAAGGGCAGGGACGAAGCCGAGGCATACGACAGGGTAGCGTCTGCGGCTGCCTTCTGGTCCAAGCGTACAGAGTACCACCTGGCGCGTTGGCGTCTGCTGGATCACCTGATTAAGTGGTACGGAGAGAAAGCCGCGAGCTGAGGCGGCTGCACTCGCACCGAGAATCATCCACGTTCTACGAGGTCTCGCATGGACTTCCATTCATTCGCCGCCAATGTGCTGGCCGCGCTTATCGTGTGCGGAAGTATCCTTGGCGTCTTGAAACTGCTGAACCACTTCTACTAAGTCACTTGGAGGCAACATGAGCACCGCACTTGCTGTGATCCCCACCGCCCGGCCAGCCACGCAGTACACCCTGCAGCTAAAAACACAGGGCACCAAGCCCACCATCACCGTAGAGCAGGCTGCGCTGCGGCTAGTGCAGGCGTACCAGCACTGCGTAGAACAGTACCTTGAAACGCCGAAGCTCTGGGACACTGACCTCACTGTGGACGCTGATGCGCCGGAGAGTGTAGAGGGCCTGCAGGCTTGCATCGACCAAGGCTACCTCCCGGTCTCCCCGCTGCACAGTGAAACGTCCATCTACGGCGAGCCGGGCAACCTGTGGTTCCGCTGGTTCCACGACTGCGGGCACCTGCTCACCGGCTGCGAGATGGACTACCTCGGAGAACTAAAGCTCGCACGGGCACAATTGGACGATGTGCAGCGCGGTATCCAGGAGCTGTACCCTGACCTACCTCCGAGCGATTACGGCCTGTGTATCGCCCTGTACGTGGCCGACAGCGCCGGTCAATCCGAGTACCACGAGGACCACGGGCACTTCCCGGAGGATCAGCGTGCGTTCGTGCTGGACGTGTTGCGCCAGTGGGGTTGGAGGGTATGAGTCTGGTAGGGCGGCGAGTCCGCGCCCTGCGGGGGAAGAAGGACGATATGAGTCCCGAGCCGCATCTGGTCGGCCTCGTGGGGCTGGTGGTTGGCAAACACTCCGACGCCTCTGGTATGTACTACGAGGTCGAGTTCGGCTTCGATGGGCGCTGGGCCACCGATTACATTAGCGAGGAGTACTTGGAGGTGCTTGATGGCAGAGGTTGCCAGCAAGGCCGAGAACTTCAACATGCGTGAGAACGCAATGACAATGCAGGAGTAGGTATGCAAGACGTTAAACATCCAGTTGGCATCCTAAAGGTTCCCGGCCTGCCGGCGAGCGAGATTGAGGCGCTGCTGGCCAAGGAAGACTGGTCCTGTGCTGGGGCTGCTGTGACCTGGGACGGGGAAGATGCGTACATGGTGGTCATGCACGACGCAGATTCGGACAATGCGTTCGGAGACGTGTTGGCTATGCATGACGACATTCACAACACCTACCGGAATGTTCAGCACCTGTACCTCGACGAGGATCGCGGAGTGTGGTGCTGGCAGAATGGTGGCGGGGATTGTATCGGCCAGTTGGTCAGTCTCCCAGATCATCAGGGGGCACGCACTTACCAGAACGTCGTAGAGCATGAGGGTCGCCGGTACTACGTGAGAGCTAACACATGATCCGGAGATTCAACAAGCACTTTGCATCACCCGAGCAGAAGGAATCTACCATGAAGAAAGTGATCTACCTCACGAACCAACAGCTCCGTGACCGTGACCGCTGTGTCGGTGTCCCTACCAAGATGCTCGGCCTGCTGTCTCGTGCGAAGGGCCTGGACCTGTTGTCTGCCGACGAGCAGGTGGAGTACGCCGTAGCCAGCGGCCCTGCGAGCAAACCGATTAACCATCCCGATCAGCGATTCGCTGCTGTTGATACCATGCGTACCAACAGCAGTGGCGATCTGTACCTGAACTGGTCTGTACCGACCCAGTTCAACTACCCAGTGCCCGGATATCCTCCGGCTCGGGCCGCGTAGTACCTAGTAGTGCCGTAGTAAACTTGTAGTACCTCAATGCAGTAAACAACCAACGAAAGGAAATACCCATGAGCAAGATCGAAACCCTGAACGCCCGCATCGAAAAGAACGTCGCAGCAGTTGCAGACCTGAACTCAAAGATCGAAGCCGACCGCGCCGAAGTTGCCACCCTGGAAGCTCTGGCGAATGTCGGCGCTGGCTCGCTGATCGAGTTTGAGCGCGGCCCGAAAGACGTCCGCGAGACTGTTGTGGCCCGTGTGCTGGGTGTACAGGATACCGATAAAGGCCGCGTCGTGAAGGCATACTTCGGAGAAGGCTTCTCCGCCGAGACCGCTATCCTGCCGGTCGGCAAGATCACCCGCGTCGTGCCGGAAGTTGTTCCGACTCACGAGGGTGGTGAAGCCGCTGCTACCGACGCCGCTGCATAAGCAGTAGGCTACCTAAGATAGCCCGCCGGAATTGCGGGCTATCTCGGGAAGTCAACTGGCCTCAGCTGGCCTCGGTAGCGCTGCACGCGCAGCTGAAATTGCATTCGACAAACAAGAGGGTTCAAGCATGAACGCGAAGAAGCCGGGTCAACAGGCCCAAGAAATCCGCCAACTCAAGAAGAGGCTGGCGAACCTGGAACAGCAGCTCAAGGCCGCGCACTTGAGCAGCCCCGAGGGACAAGTGCTCGAAGAACTCCGCGAGGAGAAGGCAGGCCGTCTCCAGCTCGCTGAGAACTGCAAGAAGTACCGTGAGCGTATAGGCGACCTGTCCGACGAGGTGGCAGTGCTGCAGGATAAGCTAGAAGACCAGCGGATTAAGCACCACCTGGACCTGGGCCGCGTACAGAGTCAGCTGGAAGCCGCCGAGCATCAGCGCAAGGCGGCTGAGTGGCAGTTGGATGGCGCTCGCCAGAGTTACGAGCAGCGGGCTGAGAATGCCCGCACAGGTATCCTCACTGTGGCTGGGCTGCTTGCTCTGACCGGTGCCGCGACACTGGCGGTGTACTTATCGTGATCCCTACCGAGGAGTGGCTGCACATGGCGCAGGCGCTCCCGGTTGGCCGCTCCCAACGGGTGCGTCATGGGGCTGAGTCGAACAGCGCTATGGTAGTACGGAACAAGCCAGAGGGCTGGTCCTGCTACTGTCATCGCTGCAAGGCTGGGGGCTTTATTCCCAAAGAGTTCGTGCAGTACGCACCAGAGGCAGTGCAGGAGGACTGGGTACAGAAGCTGCCCAGCGATCTGCGTGAACTGACTTTGCGGGATTGGGAGAAGCTCGGCCCTGCGCTAGCACGCAAGGGCCTAGACCCAGTTATGCTGCGCCGTGTCTCGTTACAGTGGAGTGACTCGGCTGAGCGCCTAGTGATCGGTATGCCCAGCGGCAAAGGGTACGGGTACATTGGCCGGTCATTCCAATCGCATGTATCTCCGAAGGTCGTATGCTACAGCACTGGCGCAGGATACCCAGCGTATCTGAACCTACCTGAGCCGCGCACTGGCGGCGTTGTAGTTATCACCGAGGATGCGCTTAGCGCAATCAAGGTGGACTGGGCTACGCGCTCGGAGGTTACTGTGTTCACATCACTGGGCACACGTATGGCGCAAGCCTTGGTGCTGCAGGTGCTATCGTTGCAACCTACCGAGGTGGTAGTGTTCTACGATGGCGACAAGGCTGGGTACAAGGGCGCTGATGACGCCTTGAAAAGATTGCGGGGACTTGGTATCCCATGCCGCTCTGAGAGTGTGCCGGACAAGGACCCGAAAGATTTAACTGCTGCTGAAATCAGGAGACTGTTGTATGGACGTGTTTGAAGGACTACGTGCCATCGGCCTGGAGCCGGTGAAGCACACACTTGGGGCTGAGGCACAGACGCTGCTGATGACCCTGTACGCTGACGTGCCACAAGGTACTACGGTTGCTTTGGCTGGGGGCGCGGTGCGTGACATCGTGAATGGCCGACGACCTACGGACTATGACGTGCTGGTGATCCCGGACCAAACCTATAGGTCCCCAAATGCTAGTACAGTTGCGTTCACTATGTACCAGCGACGCGGCTGGCTTATCACTGCAGAGCATGTGAATTATGGTGGTAGATTGCCGGAAGAACTGCAGGACCGCAACCTTAGTCACGTAGTCACCCTGGCCGCCCCGGTCGCAGGCGGCAGACGCAAGGTGGATTTGTTGCAGTACGATGTGGGTTCTCTTGCTGCAGCTTTGCTGGAGTTCGACTTCAACCTGAACCAGTACGTTGCGTTCTGGCATTGGCCGAACAAAAAAGTGGGGCCAGAGCTGCACATCTGGGGGCCTGCTGATCACACGCTGCGGCAGCTGAGGGATTCGCTGGTTCGACCAGAGCGCATCCAGCGTATGCGTGAGCTGGCTACAGAGTACGGGTGGACTGTATGAGTAGCGACCTGCTGATCCTGACGGCGCTGCGCGAGAAGCAGAAGTACCGTACCCTTGCCGGGTCGGTGCCGAAGGAGATGCTGGGACAGGATGCGCAGTGGTTGTTGCAGTGGTATCCGGTGTACTGGGAAGCATACCCGACCCACGAGTACCTGGACGTGGACTCGTTGTGCGCTTTGATAAAGCTGCGGTGCAGCAGTAGCTCCCGAGAACAGATACAGCTAGCGCTACATCAGGCCAGTCGTTTGCAGACTACGTTCCCAGCGGACTCGGTTGCGGGCGTTGTGATGCAGCTCACTGAACTTGAGCTGGCCGGGAGGCTCGGCAGTCTACTGACCAAGTACCAGAACGGTGGGGAGGTGGAGCTGGCGCACGAGGTTTCCAGGATGTCCCAGGACACTCTGCGCAACATCAGCCAGTCCGCCCCTACCGACTGGATCGACGACAGCATCGAGTCCATCCTGAAAGCTGAGGGAGAAGACTACGGCTTGAAGTTCCCGACGACTGTGCTACGTGAGCACATTAAGGGCCTGCTTGGCGGGGCTAGTATCGCTATCGGCGCTCGCCCGGACAAGGGCAAGACCTCCCTTATCGCCTTCATTCTGGCGCACTTCGCTAAGCAGGTTGACCAGTTCTTCGACCCAGACCGCCCTATTCTCTGGCTGAACAACGAGGGTAAGGGGCAGCGCATTGTGCCGCGCCTGTACCAAGCGGCGCTGGGATTGAAGATGCCAGAGCTGATCCATTTGTCCAATGAGGGTAAGCTCGCAGCGCAGTACGCTAAGGCCGTTGGTCGGGCAGACCGCATCCGTGTGAAGGATATGCACGGTGCCAGCCTTGCCCAAATCGAGACGGTTATCGAGGCCATGCGCCCATGCGTGGTGGTCTGGGATATGTTGGCGAACTTCCGCCTGCCCGGTGCCGGTGCTGTGAACAAAGCCGACGAGACTGAGCAGAAGTGGCAGCAGGCTCGGGAGATGGCTGTTCGGCACGACTTTGTGAGCATGGCTACAGTGCAGGTCAGCGCAGAGGGTGGGAACATGCTGTTTCCTCCGTACTCTGCACTCAAGGATAGTAAGACCGGCATCCAAGGCGCAACCGACATCATCCTGATGCTGGGTGCCCTAGACTCCGCCGAGATGTCTAAACTGCGCGGCATAGCCACACCAAAGAACAAGTTTCAGATGCCCGGTAAGCCTGGGCATGTTGAGGCTGAGATAGTATTCCAGGCAGACACCTGCCAATTCACCGATGGAGTTTGATATGAAATCCGAAGTTAAGGTTAAGACTTACGTGGCTGGTTCCGAGCGGTTCGCCGTCAGAACTGAGCTGCGCACTGACGTTCCAGGTATCGGTCCACAGGTGCAGCACCTGAGTACCACCGTTGTAGATTTGCAGGACAAGGCCACCCAAGAGGCACTGGCGCGGCTCGGTTATCGCAAAACAAACTCCTCGCAAGAGCAGTGTGCCCATGCGTGGGCCGCTGTGGCGAATAAGCTCAGCCAGATATTCTCGAACTGGACAGACTTCGCACCGACAGGTCTGGAGGCAGCACTGCGAGCTATTCAAAAGCTGGCGGACGAAGGGCACCCAGAAGTCTACCGAGAGTACAAGGCCATGCGCCGTCGCTGCGCTGATCTGGAACAGCAAGTAGCCAAGTACAAAGCAGACGCAGAACAATTCAACGCTCGCCTTATTGCGGTTAAAGAGGCGATGATCCGTGGCTAAGTCCGAACGGGTATGGCACCCGAAACCACACAGCGCTGTGGACTGGAACCCCAAGGCTGTGCAGAAGGTCATCGACCGCTGCGGCTACGTCTGGGCTGGGATCAAGGTTGATGGCTTCCGTTGCCTGATCCGCCTTGGCAACGAACTGGGAAGCGTGAGCATCACGACCCGCGAGGGTATTGAAATCCAAGCGCTCCATAGCTTCCACGACCGCCTGTACCGTGAGCTGATGAGCACACTGCTGGAGCCGTATGACGTGAACCTTTGCCTAGATGCTGAGGTTCACATCCGGGGCATGGACTTCGACACGATGTCCGGGCTGCTACGAGCGCACGCACCGCTGCCCGAAGACGCTGCTGTACAGTTCGTGGTGTTCGATATGGTGTATACAGCAGAGATGTTGCAGCAAAAGCCTAGCGGGCGGGTGCTGCACAATCGTCTACCTACGAGCAACCTGTTGCCGGTGTGGACTACAGATCGACTTGTATGCGGAGAGGGCCGTGTGCGCTGCACCTCGCTGGCGGAGGTCGAGACTATGTACGCTGCTGCCCGCGACCGTGGGTTTGAGGGGCTGGTGGTGAAAGCGCCTGACATCCCGTACAAGAGCGGCAAGGTCTCTGGTTGGTGGAAGTACAAGCCGAGCATCACGGTGGACGGTAAAGTGGTCGGCTACGTCTGGGGCGAGACTGGCAAGGCCAATGATGGTAAAGTTGTTGGCTTTCAGGTGAAGCTGGAGAACGGGGAGACCGTGAACGCCACCGGCCTCACTAAGTTTGATATGGAGAAGTACACCAGCCACAACCTAGACTGTATTGGTCGCTACTGTGAGGTCTCTGCGATGGAACCTACCGCCTCCGGCAAGCTACGCCATCCTAAGTTCAAGCGTTGGCGCGATCTGGACTATGCGCCGGGAGTAAAAGCATGATCGAGAAGATTTACACGCACGGCCCGAAGGGCCGATACCTTAGTCTGTTAGGCGTGAACTTCCGCGTTCGGGACCAGTTCGTGACTTTCGGTTGGGGCCATAACAAAGGCATCCGTTGGACATGGCCACAGCTTAATCGGCTGGGTTGTGGTACGAACCTGAGCATGGGCCGTATCTACTTCTACTGGGGAGCCTACTGATGATCCGGGTCATCGACCTTGAAACGGAGAACCACGAGTACCTGGGGGCCAAGGCCAGCCCGCACTGCGAGCAGAACTACATCGTCATGGCTGCGTGGCAGGATTACGACTGGGCCGGTCAGAAGCTGGGTGGGATGCCCTGCGTAGAGTTTGACTCCCGTGAGCAGGCTGAGTCCGAACCTTGGTTCAACTTGGACGGTGTGCAGTTCCTCGTGGCACACAACGCCATGTTTGAGAACAGCTGGTTCCTGACCCGCTACCGCGACGAGTTCGTGAAGTTCATGCAGCGGGGTGGCCGGGTGCTGTGCACCCAATTGGCCGAGTACCTGCTGAGCCACCAGACAAACCTGTATCCCAGCCTGGACGAGACTGCGCCTAAGTACGGCGGCACCCAGAAGGTTGATGGGGTGAAGGTGCTCTGGGAGCAGGGCTACCTGACCTCGCAGATTGACCGAGACTTGCTGCGAGAGTACCTTGCTGGCCCCGGTGGCGACATCGAGAACACTGCGAAAGTGTTCTTCGGCCAGCGGAGTATGCTGCAGCGTGCCGGTATGTTCAATATGTACTTGGAGCGCTGTGAGGGTATGACGGCGTACAGCCTGTGTGAGTGGGCGGGTATGTACGTGAACCTGGAAGTTGCCGAGCGTAACCTAGCAGAGCATACTGCAGAGCTGGAGGGTATCGAGGCACAAGTCAGCGACCTTCTACCAGAGCTGCCCGAGACCTTTGAGTTCAACTGGGGTAGCCTGCACATGGTCTCGGCTTTCATCTACGGAGGGCCGATCAAGTACAAGGTGAAGGTTCCTTACGAGCCGAAGCAGTACGTCAAGGCCGACTACTACTCATTCGGTGATAAGTTCCTGCCAGTATCTGAGGTGCAGACTGCTGAGCAATTCCAGGCTGCGGTGCTTGCACACGGCGACTGCGACAAGTACAAGTCCGGTAAGAACAAGGGGCTGCCGAAGGTGCATCGCCTGGACACAGCCGAGGAGAAGTTAAAGTGGGGTGAGGCCGTGTTCCAGTTTCCTGGCCTGATCAAAATCTCCGACCTACCTGTGCTGATTCAGGAGAACTTCCACAAGGACAAGGGCGACTGGGTATCCAAGCTGACCCTGGTGGATGGCAGCCCCGTGTACAGCACCTCTGGCGAGGTATTGGAACTGCTGGCTACACAAGGGTTTGAGTCAGCTGATCTGCTGCGCCGCCGTGCTGCCCTGGCCAAGGACATCGGCACGTACTATCGGAAGCATGAGTACGATAAAGACGGGAACATCAAGGAAACGAAGGGGATGCTCCAGTACGTTGGTGCTGACGGCATTATCCACCACAACCTGAACATCACAGCTACAGTGACCGCCCGTCTGTCATCATCGGACCCGAACCTGCAGAACCTGCCGAGAGATGGGACCAGCCGCGTGAAGCAGATGTTCACCTCTCGCTTTGGCGAGGATGGTGTAATTGTCGAGTGCGATTACACGGCGCTGGAAGTCGTGATGTTGGCTTCACTGTCCAAGGACCAGAACCTGCTGGACAAGCTGCTCGACGGTACTGACATGCACCTGTACCGACTGGCCGGTAAGCGCAATGACTGGCAGGGACACGACTACGATGCGCTGCTGGCCATCTTGCATGACAAGCAGCACCCGATGCACAAGGTTGTCAAAGAAGCCAGAACGAACATCAAGCCGCGTGCCTTTGCTGCGCAGTACGGAGCGACTGCTCGTGGCATTGCGTATGCCACAGGCTGTACGCTGGACGAGGCTGCTGAGTTCCTGGAGAACGAAGCGGCGCTGTTCCCGGCAAGTATTGCGTTCCGTGATGTGGTGTACGACGCCGTGTGCAAGACGGGCGAGAAGAACCTGTGCCGCGAGCAGACAGACGATGGCCGCTGGTCTGTGTACCATCGCGGGTACTACCAAGCTCCCGGCGGCACATGCTACTCGTTCCGAGAGTACCCTCAGCGCCGTGGCGGCGAGCTGATTATGGACTATAAGCCTACCCAGATTGCGAACTACTGGTGCCAGGGTGAGGCTGGCTTCCTGATGACGATCACAGCAGGCCGCGTCATGCGCTGGCTGCTGAGCAAGAACTTCTTCGTCAACGAGGCATTCCCGCTGGGCCGTGCCTTCCTGACGAACCATGTACACGATGCACTCTACCTGGACGTTCACAAGTCTGTGTTGGATCAGGTAGCTCTGCCCGTGAAGGCTGTCTTTGAGGACACGCCGAAGTATATGTCGCGGCTTGGCTACGACATCGCAGATGTACCGTTCCCCGCAGTTGTGGAGGCCGGTCCCAGTATGTATGAGAAAAGTGAGGTGGTAAATGAGTGATGCGTTGAAGAAGTACCAAGCCCTGATCCAAGAAGCGGTGGATCAGGAAGCCATTGATATGAGCGACACCAGTACCGGCGGTGGAGGGGCGCGGTTGTATGAGCGCGGTTATGCCTTCGCAAGACTGGTGGAGTACATCGAGTTCGGCCATCACCCGGACGAGTACGAAGGTAAGGTTAAGGCTCCGGCCATGAACTTCCGCCTGGGCTTTGCGATCTGGGGTAAGGCGAACCTGGTGCCTGGACAAGAGCCGACTCCAGGTGCGCAGCAGAACTACGCGAACGAAGACGGCTCTCCGGGCATCATTCGCACCTTCGACCTCCGCATCTCAAACAATGAGAAAGCGGCAGCGAAGAAGGCGTTCGACAAGATGAACTACGATGGCAAGGCCAAGCAGTTCTACCAGTTCCTCGGTAAGCCGTTCCTGCTGCGCATCGACGTGAACCTCAAGGCCAAAGGCGGTCCTCGTAACCGCTTGAAGCTGGATGAGACGCTGCCGCCGTTCGACAACATGAGCGGCCAGCCGTACAAAATCCCGGAAGCGCCGGACGATCTGTACAAGCTGTTCCTGTGGAACAAGCCGACCAAAGAGACCTGGGATAGCCTGTTCATAGAAGGCAAGAACGACGAAGGCAAGAGCAAGAACTGGCTGCAAGAGAAGTGCCTGTCTGCCGTGGACTTTGAGGGCAGTCCGCTACAAGCTCTCCTGAGTGGTGGCGGTTTGCCCAAGCCCGAGGAGCTGCAGCAACAGCTGGAACAACCGGCTGCGCCAGCTGCGGTTAGTGCTCCGCAAACTGCTCCAGCTGCAGAAGCTCCGGCTGCTCCGGCAGTAGCTGACACACCCGCCGATCTGCCGTTTGAACCTGATGCGCCCGGTGCCGACCTGCCGTCGATGCCGCCGCCTCCGGTAGTGTAGTGCGCGAGATTCTCGGTATACGGCTTGACGAAGATGTTGCGCCGTTGTTTGAGAACGCAAAGCCCGGTCGAATTCTCCTGCTGGACGGTGACGGCGCGGCCTATCGCGCCGCTGCCACTGCTAAGACCCTGCCTACGGTGTACCGCCGCTTTCTGCAGGAGGTGCTGACGGACAAGTTCCTAACGCAATCCGAGACAGCAGAGGTACACCTCACGGCGTCTGGAGGATTCAAGGCTTATCGGGATTTGTACCCTACGTGGAAGCCCTACCAAGGCAACCGCAAGAACAAGGCCAAACCAGCCCTGCTGGAGCCGCTACGGCAGCTTCTGGAGGCCGGTACAGAGCCTCTGCCTGATGGGGTAGAGATTATCGTACATCGCTTCTGGGAGGCGGATGACGGCCTTGTGATGCGTGGGCAGGTGTTCGGCAATAGTTCGGTCATCAAGTCGGACGACAAGGACTTGCGCATTGCGTCTACCCCGTACTACGAGACGGCTACCGGGCAGATCGACGTGCTACAGGATCGCTTCGGCTGGATCAAGGACGGGTACACTGAGAGCCAGAAGCTCAAGGTGAAGGGCCACGGCACCAAGTTCTTCTGGGCACAGATGCTCATGGGGGACACGGCGGATAACATCCGTGGCCTAGACCGTCTGGACGGCAAGCTCATTGCGGAGGCTGGGACGCTGGAGTTCCTCGGTCCTATCTGCGACGAGAGTGAAGCCGCTAATCGCATTATCCACGCCTACGCCAAGCACAAGCAAGACGTGCTGGCTGAGGCGCAGGTGCTATGGATGCGGCGATCCGAAGACGACTGCGCGTACAAGTACCTGTGCGAGCTGGACCTTGACCCGAAGTTACGGGCATGGGTGGATTCCCTGCACGAGTACCATCTGAAAGTCCTGGCGCACAAGAAGGCCGGGTTGGAGATTGCAGATGCGTAAGCTAGCACGAACTCAGCTGCGGCCATTCACTGCGCAGCAACTGGCAAAGCAGGGTGGGCGATGCCCGCTCTGTGATGCGCCAATTGATATGAGCATCCCCAGAGAGGCTGTGGTAGACCACGACCACGATACCGGCGAGATTCGCGGTGTGCTGCATCGCTCCTGTAACGCAGCAGAGGGCAAGGTCGCTAATGCAGCTGGCCGGTGGGGTGCTAAGAGCATGTCCTACGGGGCCATCGTGCCCTGGTTGAAGAACTTGGTCGCGTATCTGGAATCACAAGGTACGGGACTGATGTATCCCACACACAAGACCGAAGAAGAGAAACGATTGGCCCGGAACCAGAAGCAACGGCAAGCCCGCGCTGCTACCCGTGCCCATAAAGCTGTTCGGTCAATGCCAAAGCAGGAGTCCTAATGCCCGGATACCATCCGAAACGAATCCACCAATTCAGTAAGGCTGAGATTGAGGCTGCGTACACGCAAGCCAAAGGCCACATCCCTACCGCAGGCTTCCTGCTCGGGGACCTTGGTCGTGGTGAAGTATCTCGTCAGCTCATGTACCGCTGGTGCCGCAAGCTAGGCTTGCTTGGCAAGGAGGTGGTGCAGCCAGATGGCCCACGCATCCTTCTGCTTGACATCGAGACAGCGCCTATCGAGGCGGCGGTCTGGGGACTGTGGCAGCAGAACGTGGGCCTGAATCAAATCCAGCGAGACTGGCTGATCCTGAGCTTCTGTGCGAAGTGGTTGGGCGACTCAGAGGTGCAGTACCACGACCTCCGTGAGTGCGCTGAGCTGGACGACAGTAAGCTGGTTGAGATGCTGTACAACCTGCTGAACGACGCTGACATGGTGATTGCCCAGAACGGCAAGCGATTCGATGTGCCGAAGATTCAGACACGGTTTATCGTGCAGGGCTATCTGCCGCCGCGTCCCTTCAAGGTTATCGACACCCTCCTGATGGCCCGCCAGTCGTTCGCGTTCACGTCGAACAAGCTGGAGCACCTGACGGACGTGCTGTGTACCACGAAGAAGCGCAAGCACTCTAAGTTCCCAGGTTACGATCTGTGGCGCGAGTGCCTACGCGGCAACCTGGAAGCCTGGGAGGAGATGCGGCTGTACAACATCGACGACGTGGTGTCGATGGAAGAGCTGTACCTGCGACTGCGCCCGTGGTACGTGGGCCATCCGAACGTCGCAATCTACCGCGAAAGCGAGGTTCCGGCCTGTCCTAAGTGCGGCTCTGAGGAGCTTGAGCACGATGGATACCACTTCACACAAGCCGGTAAGTACGAGCAGATGCACTGCAAATCCTGCGGCGGCTGGAGCCGTGGCCGGTACACTAAGAACACCCTTGCGCAGCGCAAGGCCCAACTGGGGAACTGATATGACTTGGCAATGCAACGATCCGAGAGGTTGTGTTTGCAAGGCAACTGTGCGGAGAATTGAGCCCGAATGTCCGTATGCTTTCAGCGACTCCCCCACGCCAGAACCATACCCTGACGGCAACCCAAAGACTGCTCAAGGCGCGAAGAAGGTTGCCCTACGGTACTCGCCTACCGCTGCGCTGATTGCCCTGAATGCCGCCCTAGAAGACGGCGCTAAGAAATACGGTGCCGCGAACTGGCGCGAGAAGGGTGTAAGCACCTCGGTGTACATCGACGCAGCCCAGCGACACTTGGCGCTATTCTTCGACGGTGGTGAGCAGGTGGCCAGCGATTCTAAGGTACACCACCTAGGACACGCTATGGCCTGCCTCGCTATAATCCTGGATGCGGAGGCAGCTGGCACACTGAATGACGACCGCCCGACGCCTATGCCGAACCTGGAAGCTCTGCTGAAACGCCCGGAGGCATAATGATCGCTCAGTCCTGCATGGCCTTCGGGGCCGCATTCGGCACAGTCCTACTGCTCGGCCTGCAAAGCAAGATCATGCGGGACGACCGCTGGGCTGCAGCGTTCTTCACGAGTTGGGGAATCACCCTCACCCAGACAGCGACCACGTACATCATTGCTCATAGCGAGCTGCCGATTCATTGGTTCGTGTTTATGTCTGGGTGGGGTGGTAGCCTCGGTATAGTGGCGAGCCACTTTCTGTACAACAAACTTACGAGGAGGCCAAATGGCCCTTGAGTTCCCATGTAAGGCCGTGTTTCGGGGCCTGTCCGACGACATGCAGGCCCACATAGACACTGGCAACATCCCAGGAGCCTGCCGCGTAATGCAGCGGGCCACAGAGGCGTTCGATGCTGGTCAGCTGGACCTGGACGACTACGCGGACATCCGGGCTGACTTCTTCGACGCCTACCCAGACGGCACCGCGCTACCAGACCCAGAGGATTTGTAATGGTTGACCAGACACTGCTTGACGAGCAGATTAAACGAGAGAGGAGCTTGACCTCCACCGCCCGCGCACGAGCCGTGCGAGACCTGAACGAAGCAGTACAGTCCGGCAACCTCGATGCAATCCCTACTGCGAATGTACTGGTTGCCAGGATGTTCGCTGAGGTGCGTGGGTATCTGCAGGAAGTTGTAGAAGCCCCGTCCCGTGGCCGTCGCGCCACGTACAAGAAGTGGTTGCAGGCGGTGCCGCTAGATACACTGGCACTGCTTACAATCCGCCAGGTGCTCAGCACCACACTGGTGAGTATGCCCTCCTCTAAGTCCACAGCGCAGCGACTGTGCCTGGGCCTGGGCCGCGCCATCATGCAAGAGACGTTGGTTCAGCAAGCTGCTGCAGTTAGTCCGGTGTATGTTGAGCGCACAGAGCAATACCTCAAAGGTGCTGGTACGAAGTCGGCGCGGCATATTGCGCGGACTATGGACCGTGTAGTGTACCACGTCCTCAAGATGGACGCCCGCGAGCAGTTGACATCTGCGGAGTTAGTCCAGCTGGGCAGCTACGGTGTAGATGCTATGATGCGGGCAGGCGCTATCGAGCAAGTGCGCTCACGCACATCCCAGGGCCTGCTTATCCTGTACCGTATCGTCGAGCCAGTAATGGAGCTGCTGAACAAGCTGCCGTGGCTGCACACTGTAGCTAACCCGATGGTGTGTCCACCTAAGCCGTGGACTAATGCCCTAGATGGAGGATACTATACGAACGAGGCCAGCCGCCCGCTGGTGA